CAACGATTTGTCCGACCTAGAGCACTTTTTGTGTAAAAGTGCATCGTAAGGTCTCCTATATTATTTGCAGTAAGAGAATAGGATAAAAATCTCAAAGAAGTTTCAATGGAAAACCAGTCATTAGAAGTAACCAAGCCTGTGTCTTCAGGTCGCAAACCTACTATCCAACACTACAGTGAGGAAGTTAGTTCAGCGGAGAGCAGTCGAAGTTCAAGTCCCTCAAGCAAGAGGGCAGCCACTCGCAAGTCGAGGGGGGTGGGAGAGGCTAAGGCAGCCCCACCAAAGCGACCTGGCACGGGTAGTGCCAAGGCTAAGTTGGATATTTGCAAGTTTGCCAGTGACCATGGCAGGTGCAAATATGGGGAGAAGTGCACGAAACTGCATGGACCTCCAACCAACTTGAAGTCTGCCCCAGAAGGCAAGCCCGAGGAAGAGAAACCCAAGGACGGCGAGCCAGAGGCAGCAAAGGGCAAGAAGAGCACGTCTTCTAAGCCCGCCAAACAGCAGAAATTCGCGGACATTAGAGAGTTCGCGGAGAGTAGGCAATTTTCTGTGCAGAGCGGAAAGGCTTTTGCGTTTTACAATTCGCGATATCCGAAACATGTCAAGATGGACCCGGATGCAACGTATAACGATCATGAGTACTCAGCGCTAGCCAGGAATTTGTGCGCGACGGAGGTTCTAAGAATCGAAGGGCTCCACTTGAAAAAGATGGAAGTTCTCGACTATTTTGGTTCCCCACGCAACTTTTCCTTATGCCCCAACCCTAATTCAGGCGTGTCCATAAAGTGGACCTTGGGCCCCAACACTTTTGTTGAGGGAGACCAAGCGCGCAACGCCCGTTGGTTGAGGAAGGACATCCGTCCGGGAGACACATTTGACACTGTAATAGTGCAAGATGTTTACCAGGAAGGAGATGGACCTTACACGGCTTTGTCCGCTAAGACCATTCTTGCACTTGCAGGCCTTACAAGGTCCGGCAATGTGTATTTTATGGCACGGATGTTTGTCGGTGAGGCAGGTTGTGATGACTACGGAGATGGTCGTCGTGAACAGGTTTGGTACCGCGATTCAGCCGGATTTATCATTTCATCACCTGAGAAAGGGGTCCCACCATATCCAGCGCATCCGGACATCAATTGGCTTTTGAGTAGGCACACTGATGGACTAGATGTGGCTGTGTTGCGGATTGTTGGACCGTATCACCTTTTCAGATGCTCTGCCGCCATACCTGGGTCCCAGGCAATCGGTATTGAAGTTGAAACCGAGCCCGCGGTGGCGCGGATCAAGATCTCTTGCGCGAGAACTTGGGTCCAGAAGCTTGTAGACCACACGCTCACTCCTCTTTTGGAGCGTGTTATGGCGGTTGTGCCTGAGTCTATGAGACCGGAGAAAGCGTCTCCTCCAGTTTTTTGTGTGCATGTGAAGGCTGCTGAGGCAGCTGGAGACAAGTATTTGCTTAAGCCCCCCTATGGGACCATAGTAGATGCAGCCAGTGTAGCGGTGGAAGCGGCTCTGTCCAAAGACCACTTAGCGATATGTTTGCATGAAAGGTTCCCGTCCTTCTACAATCGGATGCGATTGGATACGACGATGGCAGCGGTTTACGCAGGGAGAGAGAAAATCTCTACCCGCTTGCTCCATTTGCGAACAGATTTTGTCCCGTCTGAAAAAGACTTGGCTGTCGCTCGCAGTACTTCACTCCCTTTCGAGGCCTCCTACCTCCCAATTTCCTTAAAGGCTGCGGCCATCGGGATAGGGGCGGCAGCGGGTTTGTTGTTCTTGAGACATCATTTGAGAATGCGTGCAGCTGGCAGTCTGGGGACTGCGGTTGCAGGTGTAGTTTCCACATATCCTAAGATGCGAGCTCCTCTGGAGTGGCTAGGTGGAGGGATTCCTCTCGAGCTCTGGCTCGGATATCCAAGAGTGGCTATCAATCTGTGGGTTTCGACCCAATGTTGTAAGCTTTCGTACTTTTTTGCCATGGCCAGGGAGGTCATTCCATTGGGTATACAACAAGGGCGAGCCATCGCCTCCGAAATTGTTAGTAAAATGCCACAACTAACAGTACCACCACTCTGCGGAGACTTCTCATGCCCTTCGTTGGGGCAGGTCTCGGTCAATCTTGAGAGGTTGATGCAGAACTACTCGTCACACCCTATTGCGGTTTTACACGAATTAGCAGTCCCATTCTATGAGGAGCTGCTCTGGAAGATGTTCCCAAGGTTTGGGGACGCCATGTTCTTTATGGAATTTATAGGACATTGGACTTTTCTGGGTTTGTGGCCGGCATTGATGACAGCAGGAATGCACCGTGTGTGCAGGTGGATACAAATCCATTACAGTGCCAAAGGCCAGCCTTTGGATGGATACATGCTGGCGACGGCGCTCCATTTTTTATGGAATATGCGCGCTACCCCGTTTACAGCAGAAGGCTTTGTGCCCCAGCAGTCGGCGTCTCAACCACGTCCGACTTGGCAGGGCCCTGTTCCCACTTATCGGGTTTCAGGAAGTGTTGCACAAGCCTTCACTCGCTTCATAGAAGCCTACATTTTAGGAGAACGAGTTGAACCAGGTTCTTTGTGGTCGGCAATCCCCGCCGTCACCACTATTCCCTCATTCAGCTCGAAGATCACTTGCGGCCCTGAAGTTTTCAGGGGTACCGTTGCTATTAGAATCGATGGCAGAAAGGTAGAGCTTAATGAAGCGCTGGCAATACTTGGTGATCCTGCCCCGGAACCTGGGAGCAGTGCAGCAGGACGCAATGCGCTCCATCCAATTCTAGTAACGAACGGATTGTTATGGATGCCAGCCAGAAACTCGCTTAACACGCTTGTGGCTTGCGTACACCGGATTCACAACGATCCGTTCACCAAGTGTGATCCTCCACACATAATTGAGGAGCGATGGAGAGAAACCGCTAAGATGATGATCGAAAGCGGGATGTTCTCAGGAACTGTTCATGAAGTACGTTCTTTGGAGCAGTGCTGTCGAGATATGGGACCGAAAGGTGCCAGAATTCTCGCGGCCTACTTACAGGACGTCGCTGGAGCTAAATTCCCCATGAAGATGGAGATAATGCTAAAGTGGAATGAAACAATCACAGCCCAAAAACTTTTTCACAACGGTCAGGTGACACTAAAACCTAGGGCCATTGTGAATTTAGATCCCATTCTTCACGCCAATATGGCGCAGCTCTCACGGGCTTTGAATGCGTATCTACACCAGATTTTTGTTGCGACAAATGTCTGGAGAGTTGGAGATAAGTCTATGATAATCATCTACGCCAGCGGATCCACACAAGCGGCGCTGAGCGAGGCTGGGGCAGTGATGTTCCAGGGCCAGGCCGACTTGGTCGTGATAGTTTCGGGTGACGATTCAGCCTATAACTGGTTTGGTAAACTGGGGGAGGCTGACCAAAGTGCTTTTGACCACACACAAAGTACAGGCGCGATAGATGTCGCAGCCGTGATGTGGCTTGAGCAGTTGGGCGTACCCAGAGAATTTATTGATCTGTTGCTTTTCTGCAGCCGCATTCGGTACAAAATCAAGCATGAGAGGCTTGAGGTTATCGGAGATGGAGGCACCCAGCTACCAACTGGATTTATGTGTACTACAAGTTTGAGCAGTGTTGACTGCATCTTCATGTACGTGCGATGGCTGCACCGGGTCCAACTCAGACCGACCATAACTTTGGTCGAAGTAGGGGAGGAGCTTGGGTTTACAGTCAAAGATCAGAGGCGGGATAACGCGCATCAGCTCACATTTCTGAAAGGATGGTGGACTGTCAATGCCCATACCCGTGCTCCCCTGTGGATGCCCTTACCGTCAGCTGTGTTGAAGCTGGGGAAGTTGCTCCGCTCGCCCCGTGAGATTTGCCGTGTCCGAATTGACGGCAAATGGAGCCAGCCTCCCATAGAGCGAGCTATTGCCCAGGTGGCGGTGGCTATCGCCCTATCTACGGAAATGTGCCTGAAGCATACCCTGTTCTTGGGGCTTTCTTGTGGAAGTTGCGTCGGCTTGGTTATGGAGTCCTTGGACAGGGCCCTGACAAGTATCGGACGATTAGCTTTAACGCTGTCAACGAATCTGCGTGGTATAAGACCCGCGTAGATAACGGGTGTGTTGACATCGAGATGGCTAGAGAAGCAGTTTGCTGTAGATACGATCTCCAGCCGCACGATTTGCACCGTGTTGAATACTTGCTTTCTCGAATCAATACTCTACCCGCCTATATTGAAGATCCCGTATTCAATAGGCTTGTAGAAGTCGACTACCAATAGGTAGTGACAAAGGCAACGCGGTTGCGCAATAATAAGCGCTCCGAAGGGCGAACATTCCCTCCTACGTGAACCTGACATGGTGTGTCCAAGACCCAGATTGATAATCTCCTCTTGGCGGGGATCTCTACAAATTTACAAAATTGTAGAGTATTGTTTTTGATATGCCGGCTTCATTGAAAGTAGGATCTCAAAAGAAGAAGAAAGCGAATTCTCAAATGAAGAAGCCCGTAATGCCCGTAAGGGCACGTACAGGGCGCCGCCGAAAGGGGGCCGTTGGGAAATTCGTGAAGCAGCAGACTTCAGTTGGCGCAGCGTACGCCACTGGGCAAGCTGGAAGAGCACCTCGCATCACGCGGGGGCAGGATTTCACGCGAGTGCAGCATCGAGAGCTAGTTACCAATCTTACTGGTACTACGGCGTTTACCGTTGCATCATCACTTGCGATCAATCCGGGTTTGAGTGCCACTTTTCCGTGGCTCTCGATAATGGCCAATGCATTTGAGGAGTACCGCTTCAACAGTTTGAAGGTGGAGTACTTCACACGCACTGGAACCAACATCCCCGGGTCGGTTATCCTTGCCCCCGATTATGATGCAGCTGACGTAGCTCCCCAATCGGAGCAGATCGCCAGCTCCTACGCGGACTCCTGTGAGGATGCGCCGTGGAAGGACATTGTGTGCACTCTTCCAGCGAGTCGCCTCAATAGAGCAGACCAGAATCGCTTTGTGCGTTCAGGTGCTCTTGGGGCGAATCAAGATATCAAGCTGTATGATGCAGCCACTGTTCATCTTTGCACTGTCGACGGAACAGCCGTCAACTGGGGGAAAGTGTGGTTAAGTTACGATGTTACATTCCGTATCCCACAGCTGAACCCGGCCGGTAATCCTCCTTTTGGAGGGTCTATTACCGGCGCCAACACCCTTACTGGAGCTAATCCTTTGGGTCTTGCACCAACAACTCTAGCAGGAGGTCGAGGCTTCACTGTTAGCGCGGCGAGCGTGATTACTTTCACTGCTCTAGGGGACTTTGTCGTCGGCGTCCAGCTGATTGGCACAGTTATTTCCGCAATTGGTGTCACTGCTGGCGCTGGTATTACGGTCGGTTCAGGCACTTTCACCTTCAATGCTGCTGCCACGGGAGGAGCTGGCTTTGCCGGTATCCGTGTCACCAGCTTGGTAGGTGCTACCCTTACAGTTACTTCGACTGCCACTACGATAACCAATTCTTTGGTGAATATCGGGCAAGCTCCAAGTCTGTCATTGTTCTAGCTGCTTCTCATGAACTTCTCTGAGTTATTAATCATATAAAAATCATAAAAACAAATAAACCCACTTTTTAATCACTGTTTTCAAGAAAACG